AATTGACATTACAAAGATATACTAACTAAAATAAGTTAGTAGTTAAGATCATGTTAATAGAGTGTTAATTTTTTAAGTTAGAATAAAATAGTTTGTTGTGGCCAAAATTGCAGCCCCTGGACCTGGAGCCCTGGACCATGCACCTGGACCTGGACCTGGAGCCCTGGACCTGGACCATGCAGCCGGTATAAAGCCATTCGCAATAACAAACGAACAACTTACTCGATCGAAAATAATACACATTAGTTAGTATAATATAAATAACAAGCCTTATCTAATATAACAGTAAGTTAGTTGTGATTGAAGTAAGATACATTATATTATATAGTCACAGTTATAGCCATAGCGATCGATTAAGCCATTTTGCAAAGGTTTGGGTAATTCCGCAAAAGTTACGAAAGTCTGAAGACCGGGGGGTAGTTCCGAAAACCGGCCAAGCCCCCCGGTGCTGCGTAACGGATACCCCTACCTCTGGGGGCGTTTTCTATATATGTGTATACCCTATATCTATACACATACGGTCAGTCCGTTACAGCCTCTGCGCATTGACCGGATGTTTTATTTTATTCTCAGTTTTATAAGATAGTACACCAATTTTTAATTTAGTACATTTTGGATTTGTATATTAGTGTCTTTTGTTGTAACTTTGGGATATGGATAAAAACCTTTTAACTCCCGCGAATTTGGCTGTATCGGACCCCCCTCTCAGAGCCAAGGTCAAGGCCTTGAATATCACGCCCTTTGGCATAGCCCTGCCGGGTGATCGTTATTACTATCCGTCAGTTACAGGACAAGCCCTGAGCTGTACAATAGTGGCTAAGGCCCAGAAGTCACTAATAGCCAAGTTCGGTCCAGATCTAAAGGTCTATTTGGCGGAAGAAGACTTTAATGCCGTGGCAATACCAATCATTAAAGACCCCCTATTAAGAACCCTGACGGTCTATGACATACAACCCGATCCAGATAATAAGCTGATATTTATACGGTACATCCGTAATAAAACCACGGTAGATAAGATCTATAACTGGTGGGTGTCTAAGTTCAGTAAAGACGTAGTAAAATAAATAAGTTAGTTAGTAAGCAAGTAAGTAAATAAGTAAATAAATAATATATAAATGCTGAGTTTTAATTTAGAAGATGCCTTTGTGGCGACATATAAGGATATCGTACCTGACTTTGGATTTAATGGTCTGGGTATGTTGACATACATGCGTACGTACTCAAGATTGAAACCCGATGGGACAAAGGAGGAGTGGTATGAGACGGTTCGTCGGGTTGTAGAGGGGTGTTACTCCCTACAGAAGGATCATATTGATCATAATGAACTTGGTTGGAATCAGAAGAAAGCGCAACGTTCGGCTCAGGAAATGTACGATAGAATCTTTACCATAAAGTTTCTTCCCCCCGGTCGAATGTTGTGGGCTCTCGGAACAGAGATAGTACATCAGAGGAAGATAGGCCAAGCCCTGTTTAACTGTGCGTTTGTGTCCACAGATAACATGGCCAAGTCACTAAAGGAATCGACAAAACCATTTTTGTTTACTATGGATATGTCAATGACGGGAGTCGGCTTAGGTTTCGATTTGAAAGGTGCTGGAGAGGTGGTCGTGAATAAGCCACTCAAGTCAGATAATATAGAAATCTTTGTTGTACCCGACAGTCGAGAGGGTTGGGTTGAGAGTCTCGATAAGCTACTTAGTTCTTATTTCTCTAAACACTTTGGAAGTTCTCTGCCGGTAGTTAAGTTTGATTACAGTGAAATACGCCCAGAGGGGGTGTCGATAAAGGGATTTGGAGGTACTTCTTCTGGGGCCGGACCTTTAATTAAATTACACCAACAGGCAACCGAGATCTTAAATAAACTCAATGGTAAACCTATTAGCCTTACGGCTATTGCGGATATCATGAACATGATCGGTCAGTGTGTAGTGGCAGGAAACGTTAGACGCAGTGCATTGATCTGCATAGGTCCAGATAACAATGAGGAGTATAGAAAGATTAAAGACTATTCCTGGAACTCCGAGACCCAACAGTACGAGGGCTCTATGGCGTATAGATCCTCATGGGGGTGGACATCTAACAATTCAGTGTTTGTCGATAACAACTCTGATTTTATAGAACTTGGTAAGCAAACAGCTATAAATGGAGAGCCGGGTTACGTGTTCTTAGATAACATGAGAGCCTACTCCCGTATGTGTGATCCTGCAGATTACAAAGATCGAAAAGTTCAAGGAACAAACCCCTGCGGGGAAATTTCAATTTCCTCACAGGAGCTTTGTAATTTGCAAGAGTGTTTTATATCACGAGCTGACTCTAAAGAAGACTTCCTTCGGACACTTAAGTTTGCTTATTTGCTTGGTAAGAGTGTGACGTTGGTTAACACCTCATGGCCAGAAACCAATAGAGTTCAGAAGAAGAATCGACGAATAGGAACCTCCGTATCTGGAGTGACTAACTTCTTAGACAAGCACTCACTTGAAACCCTTCGGGTGTGGTTGGATACTGGCTATAAAGAAATAGCCAAATGGGACGATAAATATTCAGCTTGGTTGGGAATACCAAAGAGCATTAAAACAACAGCCTTAAAACCCAGTGGAAGTGTGTCTCTTCTCGCTGGTGTAAATCCCGGTTGCCATTTTGCTGAGTTCGAATATTATATTCGTAGAATAAGAATTGCAAAAAACAGCGAGCTTCTGCCGGCTATTAAGAAAGCAGGACTGCATGTAGAGCTCGATGTAGTTGACGACTCCTCGATGGTCGTAGAATTCCCGATACACAATACTGGTAAGAATATAAGTCAGGTGTCTATATGGGAGCAAACGTCTTTAGCCGTTTTCCTGCAAAAGTGGTGGACGGACAATCAAGTATCATTTACGGGCGTGTTTAAGCCAGAGGAAGCTTCCCAGATTCCAATTATCCTGGACTATTTTAAATACGACTTGAAGTCTATTTCATTTTTGCCAAAGATCGAACTTGGAGCTTATGCTCAGATGCCGTATGAGGCGATTACTAAAGAACGATATGAGAAGCTACAGAAGGGTATTAAACCAATTGTTTTTAAAGGCCTTGGTGAGGATAGTTCTGCTCCTCTTTATTGTGATGGTGATAGATGTGTGATATAGTTTAGGGCGCAGGGTCTTTCTATCCGCCAAATAACGCGAGATATATAGCTGACACACGAAGATCTCATGATGTCGGCTATAGCGCACATTATCCGCTAAAAAGGACGTTACTGTCGGATTTAACCGCCACCAGGTATACAATACCGGTATAAATTAAAAAGGCAGCCATTTCGGACTGCCTTTTATCTACTTTAAAACCTAACTAAAACCAACTATAAACCAACTATAAACTTGTAAAGATCCTTACAGGTTGTCTTTTACTTTCCTATATACACGAGGCTCAATCGGGTTTTCTTTCCCCCACAATCCCAGCTTTTCTTTCCTCGCCTGAGCTTCTAATTTCTTGCCAAACGCATATTTCTTACCCGGCGTATATTCATACGTTGACCAACCTATGCCGTTCCTCAACATGATGTCGTCCAAACGTACCCCGTTGATTCTGATGAAAGCCAGTACTCGGTCGAAGTTATCCCGACCATAAAGTGTTACACCAACCTCCTTGTTTAGAATCAACGCACTTACAAAGTCAGTAGCTTCCTGAGAGAACTCCTGAGCCTTTCTACGATTAGGTATAGACTTCATCTCAGGAGCATCGACGTTTACGACCCTAACCCTTATTGTAGAGTCTGGGTTGCCCCCGTAGAGGGTTTTTATAATGTAGGTGTCGGCATCGACCATCCGTGTGACGAATCCCTGTCTGATTGTGTTCTGGGCGGTTAACATCCCCCCGAAACCCAGTGATAATAATAATAATAAAATGTATTTCATGTTTTTTTATATTTTAACTTTTGTGCATAGGAAAGTTCTGGAGTATAGCCAAACTCCCCGCCACTCATGTAAAAACAAGAGCCATCAACACCCGGCAGATCATTGGGGTCAACGGCTATAGATCCTGTGATCTTTCCATTCAAAGAACTATCCGGAAAATGATCATCGATGAAAGCATCTAACTTTGACTCAGCGTAATCCTCTGCAAAGGCTCTAACAAGAGATTCGATATTATCAGATGCAGAAGTAAAGCTATGTTCACTTTTGCCGATTCGGTCATGGAGGATCTCGTTTATTTCCCGCCAAAGTGAGAGGTTAAAAACACTCCCATGTGAGTTCAACCACCTATCCCTAAACATGAAATCTACCACTTGTTTTCTATTTTTAGCTCTTTTATTACCTGCATTGTTCTCTTTATCTCGCCAATGATCTGATCGGCCATGTAAACACCGTGCGCCGGCGAAAGACCCCCTATTGCTCGGTCAATGTAAGACTCCAAGCATAGCTTAATCGTTGGGTAATACCACTGATCTGCGCTGTGGACCGCCTTGCCGTCTACGTCCGTATAGGTTCTTGAATACTTCAAGGTGAAGCTGTTTTTATCACCGCATACTGTGAAATATTGATCTAATATCAAGTCCATGTTTTGTATAACGTTTATTATCCGGCGAAAGTTCCACGTGAAACAACTTTTAACATTCTATTTCAATCTACAATTTCTGCATTAATATACACATGACGTTCTTTCTTGAGAGGCGTTTCACCAGTGTCTATGAAAAAAGAACCAGAAGGGGGAGTGCCTTCGTTCTCCCCCACCCCATTGACGTTTACTCGATGAGTAGAAGGGCTCATTTCAGAGGCTTCGGATACTGGTTCACTATTTATATCTTCATTTTCCTGTGTAATAACATTTAATTCAGTTTGCTCCAATGTCTTTGTTTTATTAGATTGTGACTTGAAAGTAGAGTTAAAAAAAGAGTTTCTAAAGGACTCATTACGAACCCTACGTGAGTTTATTTTCTGTTTATGATTTGGTCTATTCCGCGATTTAGGCATTGGTTTCTTCTTTTACTACTTTTACTTCTTCTACTACTTCTACTACTTCTTCTACTCTGGCCAGGAAGAGCAACCTATCACCGCTCTCAAACTGAGGAACGCCATATAGGCTTGTACTAAAACCTCTAACGGTTATAATACTCTGAGATTCGCCGGGAGAAACACAGTTATCCACAATTAAATACCTGTCGATGTTTTGGCCAATTAAATCCTTCTCAAGTATAAGAACATCATCAACCTGCAGAATTTCAAACTTATGTGAAGCACTATTAGAATCAAATTCAATGAGCAAATCACGGTAAGCATCTGATTTAGAACTGAGTGTTCGTAGTATAGTAAAATAAGTTCCCTTTAGGGGGTTCTTGGCGAATTGGTATCTCATTTTCTTAGTTCCCATTATTATTCGTAGTTTTTATCTCTTTATAGATCTTAGTGAAGAAATCTGATGATACAAGTTCTGAAAATGCCTTAAATTCCCGGCGAAACATTGCAGCAGAGTTATGAAAAGATATAATAAAATCAATACCGTCCTCTGCATGATATTCAGGTCTAATCGCTGGGAAAATAGAACCTGATGCAAGAATAACCGCATCATCCGAATACTCAACCTGATGACCGTCCCCATCTACAAACATGTACTTATTGTCATCAGGTACATGATTGCCTTGACTATCAAACCCCAATAGAGGGGTGGCAGTCAGTATATTAAAGGCCAAGGTCCCTTGTGAGATTGGACCGTGTTGATATTTCAATATGAACTCAAACCCAAGACACAGGTCAGGCAATGATATAAACCTAATAATGCTGTTGCTCATTGTTTGTTTTATACGTCGTGGTTCGCAATAAGAAACTCATTTATGAGGTCAACAGCCTGTGACAAACTACCCAGGCTTACAATCGCAGCCGGTGGACACTCTGGACAAGGAGATTTAGTAGTAAACTGAGCCCCCAAGTAAGGACTAATGCCGTTTGAGCAATTAGAACGAACCCTGACAAAATATGGGGTGCTGGGTTTAAGACCAATAATTGTAAAATTTGGCTGCCTTGCAATCTCAGATATCCACTCACCTGTACTGTCTTCTTGCTTGTATTCAAGTGTATAATTAAAAGCCGTATCCGAGGACTGCCAAGAGATCGTAACTTCCTTTTCTCCAATAGAAATTGGGGAAATAAACGCAGGAGGTGCTGCGCAGGGTATATGAGTCATGGGCGGAGCTATTGGCGGTGTAGGCTCTTGAGATGGTTGTTCAACACCGGGTTGCTCTACGTTAGGTCGCTCCACATCGGGCTGTTCATCTTCTGGAGAATGGGCAGTTGTCTTTTTCTTGTATTTTTTAATAATAGCATACGGATCTATAAAGCCATATCCAGACTTTGCATCATGTCCGGGATCATCGATGTCTACTGACAGATCTTTTAAAATCTCAAGCGTCGGTTTTATACCGGCTTGAACAAATAATGCATAACATCCCGACAGATAAGGAGTTGCGAAAGACGTACCACTTACTGTAGCGTAACTATTGTTTTTCCAACAAGTCAGGATTCTTTCCCCCGGACCCGCGATATCTACCTCAAGACCCCGTGAAGAGAAGGCACTGGTCTTTCGCTGTTTATTCATAGCTCCCACAGCAAGAGCTTTTGGATATTTCGCAGGATATCCTACTGAATTGTCTGTTCCTGAGTTTCCGGCGGCGCAGATAACATATATACCACGAGAGGCAGCAAGGTTGACAGCTTGCTCTAAGCTCGGAATTGTAGAAGACCCACCAAGACTCAGATTAATGACATGAGCCCCTCGATTAATCGCCAAGTTTATAGCCTCTACAATGTCAACCATAGAACCGCTTCCTGATTCATGTAAGGCCTTTATGGCGATAATCTGACAATCTGGGGCTACTGATAAAATACCCCTATTGTTCTTACGGGCAGCAATTATACCACAGGTCCCACTACCGTGTCCGTTGGTAGCAGAATATCCTTCGGATGTTGTATTATGTGTTTCAATTACTGCGCCCTTTATGTCCGGGTGGTCTTTATTTACCCCCGTGTCAATTACAGCAACTTTAACACCCTTTCCAGTTAATTTAAACTCCGAATGTATTTGAGGGATCCTCAACATCGCAGTTCCCCAGTCAATTGTCTCACTTTCGAAAGCTAATACAGGATTTAAGTCGTTAACTACGAACGGCGGCAATGATACGAACTCGTTATCGCCGATGATCTCAACCTCTCCAGAGGCTGAATTTACTATTGTATTTTTTATATTTCTCATTTTTATTTTATAACGTAATTAAAGTGTAGTTGCTGGAAAGTAACAGGCTTTGTCCGCCAATTTATCCACGTAGTTGTTCCAATGATCATCAGCATGCCCTTTAGTCCATTTAAACTCCAAATCGAGTATAGAGCTATATTCAGAAAGCTGCAACCAAAGATCCTTATTCTTAACCCCATTTCCGGATGAAGTAACCCAACCATTTGTATTCCATTTGTTTAGATACAAATTAAAACCATTTACAAGATATTTTGAGTCTGAATGTATTGTGACCTTTATAGGGTTGGAGTCAAATATGTCACACAGATGGTCAAGGGCCTTAATCGCCGAAGTTAGTTCCATTCTTTGCGAGGTTGTATCACAAGATCCACCAAGAGATTCACCCCACTCAGCCTCTTCGCCGGTAGAAATGACCTTAAGCAACTTATATGCCCATCCACCACGCTTGGTAGAATGGACCTTACAAGCTCCGTCTGTATATACTTTAAATTCTAAATCTATCTTGGACATTCAATAGCTATAACATAGTTTTAATGAAATAAGTTCCAATTTTAATGGAAATGTTTTAATGGTGAACTTTTTAAGGTTTTAAGGTTTTAAGGTTTTAATGGATTATTTTTGAAAATGATAGACTTAGGGTCTTACACAAATCAGCAGCAGTTCTTTCTTTATAAATACGAACGTTTAGTGAGTATTTATTTCTTTCTTTAAACTATCTGATATCCGGCGAAAAGCCGGACTGCTGCTGTTTATATAGCTTAATTATAGATTTCCCACAGAAATCTATCTGCTGAGAACTATTTATATAGTTAAATGAATTTTCCTGTGGGGAAAAATTCATAAATACAACTAAACTATAATACAAATCAGCAGACTCAGCAGTCTGCTCTGCTGCAGACAGATTACGAACGGAGTGAGATATTGAAGGAACTGTCTTTTGAATTCGAAGGTACTGAGAATTTCAACAGCAGTGAGTGGTATCGAACGCAGAAAGTACGAAGTTACAAAGAATTTCTGATAAGTAGGTAATATTTTAACATATTTTCGACCAACGTATGCTTTTAATCGACGAAATTGCATTTTGATGTACAAATAGCCCACCTTTGGGTGGTGATTACGACAATGCGGACTCTGCTAAAATGGCTTCAACTTCGGCGAAAAGAGGTTTTATTTTAATATGCTCCTTCTTAGCCTCGTCATAGTTCTTGTAGAACGTATATCCAATATCTTGAACTACAAATCCAGCTTTTTGCAAAATATAGCCATACGTAGACAACTGCATTGAATACCTGCTATGCTTTGAGGCGTTTAAATGCTTAAGTGGACCCCATGCCCAATCTGGGGATGATGTAGACGGCTTTTCCTCATTACTTTTATGGTCATTTATCCAAACCTTTCTGGTTTTACCGCGACTTTTAATAAAACACTCGTCAATTTGCCCGGCAATATTCAGATCTAAGTCAAATACAAGTAACTCCGCGTAGGCTCCATCTTCCAAATCATACAGATCCTCACAAACTGACTCATTATCAAACCATTTTTCATCATGAATGAGCTTAAATTTCTCACTTGTCCAAGGATTGATCACAAATCCACTCGCAATTGCTTGATTCTCAAGCTTTTTGTGAAACTTCGAGCCTAAAAAACATGAGTTTTTACCTTTAAAATTCCAATGTGACTGCAGTTCTACCCTTTTTTTGAAGAATTCTTCTGGAGATACCAGTGGTAGTAATGGACCAAACACCGCTTCTGCCGGCGGCTTAAACCCGCCTATTGATTTTCTTTGCTCTTTAAGTTTATCCTCCATTAAAACCTTCAATGTTCCGTTTGTAAGCCAGTACTGAGTATCAAATTCTGGGAAATACTTACCATAGACAGATCCAACGCTCGGAATTTCAACAATCTGACCAGGTTTTTGCGGTATAGGATTTTTAGATAGAGAATCCTCTGCATCCAGCCAGTAGGTGTGTCCGTCAGCAATAAAAATGACTTTTTTCATAAATTTTATGGGAAATTTTAGACTATCTGGAAATTGTTTACTATATTTGTATTAGAAATGGAGTTTAGTAGAAAGGGAGACAAAGCTTATTGTGAAAGTTCCCATGAGTATGTGGATGAAACTGTATACATTAGGAAGATCATAGACATATACTCTGCGTCTGACATCAAGAAGAAGTTCTGGTTGACAGATAGGGAAAAGGATTTCTTTGTTTCTACTATTGTTCATATTAACCTTGGAATTGATAATCCAATATCTGAAGCTGCGGTACAAATATACAAAAAGTATTTCAATTTTAAGATATCCAAGAAGGTAATTAACCAATATATAACGTTGATTGCTAACAAGAAGTGGCTTAAATACGACAAAGAAGGTCGGCAGGTAAAGATGCCTGGAATATTCTACGATATAAAAACAGAACATGACTCATTTGAGTTTAAATTAGTAGTTTCAAATAACAATGCGCTTCATAGACCAGATAATGACGGAGATACAGGGTGAAAACCTGCTCGGTGAAATTAAGTACATATGTCTCAACTCAGATAGCAAGAAAGAGCTTATAGAAGATTTTGACTATGAATTTAAGGCCGAGTATGACGAACTTGGCCGAAAACCTAACCAGCGAGACCTTGAGGAGTACTTTGGAATGAAGATAACCATTGATGAATCGATTGACGAAGATCAGAAGTATGTTTTGTTAAAGAGAGTTAGATAGTGAGTGCTGAGAAATCTGATGGTGAGGTTGTTGTTAAACCTGTGCAAACGTCTGAACAAAAGGCAGTTGCAAGGTTAAAGCCAAGACCTACTACTTTTCTAAAGAAGTTAGAACCAGAATTAAAGCAAATTGCTAAGGAGCATAAGCTGACAGATTTAGAATTAGAAGAAATAATCGACTACTTCTTTATTACCCTGAAGGCCATGATCGAGGACGAGAGGCTTCCGAAGATACAGATAACCAACTTTGGAACTTTTAGACCTACAATTGGAAAGTTGAACTTTGATCTTAATAAGTCATTTTTCTACATGCATCGAGGTTCTTACGATCGAGACAAGTTAATTGCCAAGGTAAAGAAGCTTTGGCCGGTGAGACAAAGATTAGCAAAAGAAGGTCGAGGCGAAGAAACCTGGAAACTCTGGAGTAAGAAGAAGAAAAGTATTGATTACATTAAAAAACCACAGTACATTGCCAAACCAGAAAGTAAGAAGTAGTAACAGAAACCCAAGCCATTACAATCAAAATTCCGGCGTGATCGTTGGGCGAAAGACCAGACAAGCGAGATTTGGAAAGGGTATAACCTTGAGAAAGGAAACAGATGGCGTTACAGGAAAAAGACTTTCGCCGTACATGGGAAGCTTGATAACCCCTCAGACAAGAAGAGCCTATGAGGCTCGTCAAATTGAATACTTTGAAGCTCGCTTTATCGCCGACACTTTGGCTAAAAGAGAAGCCATTCAAAATTCAACTGATAAGACTGATGAGCAAATAAAGGACGCAATCTATGAGTTCAATCTTGAGCAGCCAAACGAGGAGCAATTAAGAGAGATGGCGAAGAGGTTCGCCACCCATCAAAGAAATAAGGAAGCAGCCCATTATAAAGCATGGCAAAGAGGTCAGGATAATTTCAGATACATGGGAAATAATTTCCCTGTCATGACAAGGGCGTTCTTGGATAAAACAAGTGGCATAAAGGAGATAGAAGATCTCCAAGAAAAGATAGACCAATCATTAGAAGAAGCAGTAGTAAATTAAAGAGCGAATGGCAATAAGAACAGAAGTAGAGTACGCGGAGGTGGCGTTGTTAATCCAGTTTTTGGATGTATGTTCAAAAGGCTTAGTAAGACCTTGGGATCCTGGACCTATCTTAGATAAGTTAGACAAACTTAGTAAGAAGGGCCACGACATTTCTCATTTACAAATGTGCTGTCCCACTTCAACGGAGGTTAGGGACGTAATAGATTTAAAACCGTACATTCTCGGAGCTGCAGAAAGGATATCAGAGATGTTGGATGTTCCATACATCGAATTTGGCGGAGAGGATAGACAGTCTGGAAGTAGACATAGCAGGAGATAAGATAAAAGAAGTAATAACATGAGCAAGGAACTGATAGTAGATGAATTTGGCAACAAGAATAAGGAAACTCCTATAATTAACATTTACGAGGAGGGTATGGAGAAGCGGCGTGAGGAAGACGCTATTGCAGCCAAGAAGGCCACAGAAGACAAGGCACAGGCACTTGAAGAACTCAAAGAAGAGTTTAATGTCTGTATAAATGCTTTTGCCAAAGACCGTTCTTATTTTAAGAACTATGATCGGTACGAACCGTTGGGGCAGGAAGTTCTTGTTAGACTCTTTACATTTAAACCCCGTGAGGATGTTATAAAAAGAAATCCTTTATTTGGCGAACACGACATTTGGATTACAAGTCCTTTAAATCAGCAGCCGATTAAACAATCACAGGCTATATTGGATAAAATGTATCCTATAGTAATGATTATAAAACTTGGTAAAACCTGTGATCCGGCAAAGGCCTTAGTCGAAGGAGATCTCTATACCATTCCATACGACGATGTGGTTGGTAATTCGTTTAATCCTGAGTTCTTAGATGCCATGAACACGTACGCAAGGCAGGGCGGTAAGTCTTCTTTAGCTCATTTACCAAGTGATATTCCTCAAAAGATATCAAATATTCATAAGCACTGGGAGAGATATCAGTTTTCAATGCCCGATAGATTCGACAATCCTACGGAAGATGACAAGTTAACTTATTTGATCCCGGATTTAAAGATTAAAGCAAAGTTCAGACCATGAGTATCTGGACAAATTTAAAACTTCGCGGGTTAAAGGATGTCTTTAACGTCGGTAAATGGGGCATGTTCTTGAGATCTCAAACTCAGGATACAATTAAAATTCCGAAGGCAGACTTTCAGTCCTACATTGAGCAAATAATCTGGAGAGAAAGTTTCGCCGATTGTAAACGGTGTTTAAAAGAAGGACAGTGCTCTCATTGCGGCTGCAAAACTCCTGACTTATTTGCAGAGAGGGACATGGTTTGTTCCGGCGGAAATTGGACGGAAATGCTTCCAACTGCAGAGTGGAATAAAGTTAAAGAAGAATTAGGAATAGAAATAGGAGTAAAATATTAGTAGTAAAATATATGGGATGATATCATGATGTAATTAAAAGTAATAAACAATACGAACCCATAATTATTTAATTAAATAATAATATGGGCAAGTATATCAAACCTGTTGTATCGCTTAATAAACAAAACAAGCAAGCACCTCTTGCACCAAAAACGACTGAGCAGGAGGATATAGTTACGTTCAGGCAGAGTAGAATTAATCTGCTATGGGAATTTACGCAATCACTGATTGCGATTTCAATAACTGGGTTTTTCTTATTCGGCCAAATAAGAGGTATAGAAAGCACTGGTCTCGATATGGCGTTTTCATTTGTGGTGGCAACCTATTTAAATCGGGTAAATCATGTGAAAATTGGCGGCATTGGTTATAAACCACCAGGTCAAACAAGAGACGGAAGTTAGTTGACAATGATTAAAAAGAAAGAAAGAAATTAAAAACAAATAAATAAACAATGTCAATACTTAACATTTTAATCGTACTAATTATTGTAGGTGTTTTACTGTGGTTGGTAAATACTTATATACCGATGGACGGTAAAATCAAAAACATTCTTAATATAGCTGTGGTCATCTTTGTAGTTATCTGGCTTCTAAAAGCCTTTGGGTTGTTAACCTCTTTAGGTAACATTCACATCTAAAAGTGAGCGAGAAATAGTTAAGTAAAGTTATAAAATTAATTTAAAAGTTAGTAAGAAGTGGCGGAAATAACAAAAGCAACAGGTCTCTATCTGTATGTAGATGAGACAACAGGAAAGTTCAAAAACGTAGCAAAGGATGCGGAGCTCCAATTTGAATTTGCGTATAAGCAAGAAGGAAGTACTATTGACTACATCGAAGGTGGCTGTGGCTGCACAAAAGCCTGGTATGATGAAGAGGCCAAGAATATAAAGGCCACTTTGAGTATAGCCAAATCCGGAACATTTCAAGCCGGTGAAAATGGAGTAAACAAGTACGTGACGGTGATGTTGAACCCCGGTGTTCCCTATCTAATTGGCGGACCAAAGAAAGAGCGGATAGTAAACGAAGAAAAGCCGTTTTTTAGATTAACTTTGGCTGGAACAGTGTATGTAGATGCCCCAAGTGTGGATGTATAAAGATATTGAGCAAGCTCTGGTGAGCAGTATAATTGCTGTGGTGGTCAAAGGCCCATCACAGATTCTCCTTTTGATCTGCTATCACCTCGGTCTGTGCGGGTCATCATCCCCAGATGGCCCCCAGATCTTTTTTAAATAATTAAATAATAGTTCTCCATAAATTTGGAGATTTGAAATAAAAGTAGTACATTTGTACCAATATAAGAAGCAAATTGCAGGATAGAGCAGCAGTAGCTCGCTGGGCTCATAACCCATGAGGTCGTGCGGTGCAAATCCCACTCCTGCTACCAGTAAACCAACCTAAAAGTAGGTGTTTTTAATTTTGACATAATGGGGCATAAAGGTATCGATTGGCGGAATAAGTTGTAACATCCTTGACGGCTGAATGGGAAGACATTCAAAAACAATTAGACGACAATTTAGGAACGAAAGCGGATATCTACGGAAAGTCTGCTATATGGGATCTCATCGCGCTGTCCCAAAATTATCAAGTCATCGAAGATGGCGTAGCGCACACTGAATTAGTTTTTGCAACGAACTAAGTATTAGATTTCGAGATCTATAAACTCGATGGTGGATTCTGGCGGAGTAAAAACTGTCGGCCCTCAAGTCCTTGAAAGAGGCTATGTAAGGTAAATACGTTATAATTGAATACGAACAAGACTTGGGTTCGAATCCCAAATGCTCCACCAAATTGACGATAATCAGAAGCCTCCACGCGGAGTGAATTGCTTAACACCGTTAAAAGAGCGTGTGTCTGAGTGGTTAAGTGTAGGTCTGCAAAACCTTTTATGCTGGTTCGATTCCAGTCGCGCTCTCTAAAGTAAAAATAAAAGATGATGAATTGCAATTCGCGAATTTTAAAATAAATAATAAAACAAACAAAAAACATGAATAGTACTTTAGCACGGATTCAGGCCCTCTGGGTAAGTCTGGGATCGCTCCTTGTTATAATTGGAGCCACCAGTAAATTTCCTTGGTTGGTTGATCTGTTTTCTCAAACCTTCGTTGATGCTGCACTTGTAGCCGGTGGGGCCGTTGTTGCCTTCTACCAATTTGTAAGAGCAATCTTTGCCGCAAAATTTGCGGACATCAAGGCCCTTTCTTCTGGAGATATTGCAAGTTACTTATTTAACCCCTTCAAAATAGCTGCTTAACAAAAAGCAAGCTATAATGTCAAGGAGTATTAAAAGAATAAATAAGACTAAAGTGCGGGGGCGGCTAAAGGGCGTTTATTGGGCTCTGATCCGTTCCCGTCAGAAGGAGGATTTAAGGGAAGGTAAGGACATTACAAGCCCTATGACAATTGTCAACGATTGTGATTATACTGATTATGTTTCTAATTGCGAAAGAACGAACGATTGTCCGTGTATGCGGATGTTTGGACGTAAAAGGTGTTTAAACAAGTAAGTAAATAAATAAAAACAAGTGAGCAAGGTAACAGTATACACGGGAGGACCTGCTGTAATAGAGGACACTCCTTGCTGGGATGGGCAGGATAGTGGCCCAAGAATTCACTTGTACAGGGAGGACGGAAGCTATGAGCTGCATTCAGTTCTTGCAATTTGCATATGCGGTAAATCAAAATCAAAGCCATTTTGCGACGGCAGCCATAAGCCGAAACCACTGATTTAAACATAAAATGGCCTGTGTAATTTGTAGAAAGATAAGAATTAGATCGGTGTTAGATATATTTTTAGTGTTTCTAACCCTGATGTTGGTAGTCAAAGTAATAGTGTATTTAATCCACTTGATAAACAGATAGACATATAAATGAAAGAAGTAAGAAATATAGTAGTAGGAGTCAGTTTGTTGTTATTTTTAATATCTACATTCTTTTCCTGCGGACCCAAAGTAGAAAATTCAGTAAAGTTGTTTTCACTGAGCACCGAGGATGTTATATCTAAAGATGTAGACACCAGTCTGAATACGTTCACCGCCTTACAGATAGATTTGGCGGTATTAAAGCAATTGTCAGTAGAAGAAGGTCGTCAGAGTTTAGAATTTGATATACCTTACGATGGCGAAGTGCTAACGTTGGAACTGAAAGCTCTGGAGTTATTTGCAGACGGATTCAAAGTTAACACCGACAAGGATAGCGAGGTTGCTTACACTCCAGGAACTTACTACAGTGGTAAGGTAAAAGGAGACAATAGTTCGTTGGTTAGTGTATCAATCTTTGACGGCGAGGTAAATGGTATTATATCCAGCGAAACTCTCGGAACTCTCAATTTGGGGGAAACCGCAGAGAATTCATACGTTATTTATTCTTCTGCTGAAGTGAAGTCCACAGAGACCGTGGCCTTCGAATGTGGCTCTTCGGATGATGGGCTGGCACCTCCAGAATTAGATAAACTGCGAGATGAGGTTGCCAAGCAAGTTGGAACACAAGCCGCCGGCTGTGTTACTGTAGATTTCGAACTAACAAACGGAGTATATACAAACTTTGGTTCAAACGCGACATCAGCGTCCAACTGGTTCACCTCCCTTTTCGCCGGGGTTAAAAGCATTTATCTTGCGGAAGGTATAGATATTAAAATAAAGAGTATATACATCTGGACAACTCCCGATGGTTACTCATCTAACGCATCATCGGCCTTAAACGAGTTAGTAAATAAAAGAAAAAACGACCCGGCGTTTACAGGTAACTTTGTACACTTAGTCCGCGGACAATCCAACAATCTAAGTGGAATTGCCTATGTCGGTGTTTTATGTATACCTCAGTATCGTTTTGGTTTTTCTGCTGTGCTTTACAACTATGCAGCATATCCGGCGTTTAGTTGGTCTACAATGGTTATAACCCACGAGCTGGGACATAACATGGGATCTCCTCATACGCACTCGTGCACCTGGCCTGGAGGGGCTATTGATAATTGCTACACTCAGGAGGGTAGCTGTGCCCCAGGACCTCAACTTGCACAGGGTAAGGGTACGATCATGAGTTACTGTCACATGACATCTGTTGGTATTAATTTCGCAAATGGATTTGGACCACTTCCTGGGGATAAAATCAGACAGTACTACAATTCAGCTACGTGTCTAACATCTTGCGTAACTACACCTCCCCCAACAGCAACGTGCTCTGACGGAATAAAGAATCAAAATGAGACTGGCATTGATTGTGGCGGTGTTTGTCCTCCGTGTCCAATTGTACCCCCAACTGCAGTTCCGGTGAGCCAAGGAAAGCCTTCATCACAGTCAAGTAGTTATTCTGGAAATCAATATCCATCCTCAAATGCGTTTGACGGGGTAGTATCGCCAAACAATTTCAGTCACACCAATAGCGAATTAAAACCCTGGATAGAGGTAGACCTTGGAGGTGTATACAATATATCTACAATAGAGGTCACAAATAGATCATGCTCTGCATGTGGCATAAGGATTAAGAAGTTTCAAGTGTTGGTTGACAATGTTGCTGTGTATGAATACAATACGGCGGGTTTAAAAGACGCAGAGGTCTTAATATTAAAACTCGTAAACCCAGTCGCCAAGGGTCGTGTCGTAAGAATCCTTGTTGACAATGGCACGTCTCCCAATTATTTAAATCTGGCGGAGATAAAAGTATTTGGCACTCCATCGACCGTAGTATGTAAGGACACAATCTACCGAGTATTGAGAGACAGTACAGGGAAGATCTGTAGATAATGAACGCAGATATTGTCAAACAGACCTCGGAGTTACTTGTCAAACTCGAATCATCCGGATATATAGATCTCAAGGCTGCGTTTGTAACTAAAGATTGCTGCGGTGAAATGGGTATTATAGATTATAGTTGTTTTGAAAATACAATTGATGGAATTTCGCAGGAGCAGAACTTTCGAATCCAAGTAAAACCAGAACATATAGAGATCGCTAAGCTGGAATTCAAACACTCACTCTTAACCCACGCTAAGTTTAAAACAGCAGACAACGTAATAGAGACCTTAAATCATTTCGAAAAAATAGATGCAGATTTCCACATTTAAAACTTAATAATAATACAATGACAAAGGGAGAGTTGGTAAGTTTATTGTCAGAATACGACAACGGTGTTCTAATTGTTGGAACTGACGGATTGTCGTTTATTGATGATGATGGCGTAGAGTCATTTCTTGATCCAGGTTTGTGTATTGTTGATGAGAATGAAGAATTAACGTACCTCGGTGGTATTGACATCATTGAGGAGATAGATGAAAATGGAGAATTTGAATCATATTCCGAGTCTGGCTTGGACGATCTTGATTTCATGGACGACGATGAGTTAGATGGCGACGATCTTCAGGATTGGCCGGCAGATGGGGACATTGATCACAATTAATTAAACAACTCAATCTATATTAAAAATATAAAAACAACATTAGTATACTCCGGTGTTGGAGAATTGGAAAATCCACCCACTTGTCTCGTGGGCGGTGAACAAGAAACAAACCAAGGATAGTCGGTTGACCAGCAAAGCTCTAAAACGTATTTGTCCTGAAGCTAATCTCACCTTGCAGGTTCGATCCCTGCTGCCGGAGCGATGGTTTGATGTTAGCAGCCTCATGTTTGTAAAAGTAAAGTAAGTTTAACCCAAGCCTTAAGCGACTTGGGTTTTTTGCTTTGACTAAACAAGATAGAAAGAAATAGATAGATGCCAATAGTAGAATTAAAGAAACCAAATATAAACCTCTGGGAAGAATACCCAGACTTGGACATTATTGAGGAATTTAAGAAGATTCGTTTGGCGGAAGGAGACGAGAAATCAAATAACATTCTAAAGGCCATATATTACATCTGGGATCCAAAAAGTGACAAGCGCGATTCTGGTTTCACCGAACAAGAACTCATAAAGGACATCAATAAAAATCTAATTGGCGAGAAGGCATTCAATTGGAAAACTAAAGACCGAGAAGCTTTAAAACAAGCTTGGTTTAAATACTGCATGACTAAGACCGACATGCTATTAAGAGATTATCAAGAACAAGTTGAGGGAATGAACGCCATGCACAGAGAATGGCCTTGGTCGCCTGAAAACGCAAAGGAAAAAGCGGCATCAATGTCTGCATATAAAACAGTATTTGCGGACTATAAAGACATATTAAAAGATTTCAATAACGAGAAGTTAGAAAGAGAAGAAATGGAGGGAGGTTATCAACCCTCAATGAACGAATTAGAAGCAGATGTCGAAGGAGCCTAAATTAGTATCACTATTTCCTTATCAAATCAAGGATGTAAACAATTTCTATTTTAGAAACCATCCAAAGAATTTACATCCCGATTCTCCCCAATTCGTAAAATATTGGACTAATTTTAGAAAGCACTGCATCGAGGGTAGGTGGGTAAATGATAATGGTACTTGGGTTTACATGATGCCCAAAATGTTCACGTACATAAACTACGACAGAATTTCAATGGACGATAGTAGGAGGTTTGACCACCCAAGGCTTAGAGATAACGAGTGGATATTCTTTTCTTACTTTCTCGGAATTGATGGTTTTAGCGGATTTGAGTTAGACGAGGAGTGTACGTGTCATGACTATATTCGCCGGATAGAGATGTCTTCCAATTCAAAGCTCACAGAGTTAGATAGAGAAGATCTCGATGAGATAGAACTTGAGAATTTACCTAAATCTTGTATTAAAAAAGATGGTAACTATAAAAAATATGTTGATCCTTGGCACTATTTAACTCACCACTATTTAATAGAACATCCAGCTAAAGGTCCATTAGGAAACGCACTATATGAGAACAGTAGACTTAACGGTGCGATCTTTACCTTTCGCGGTGCGGCGAAGAGTTACATTACATTTGTTGGTGATTTTCTCCACGAGTGGATGTTTAACGGAATAAAGTCAGAAAAGGACGTAAAGAGAATAAATGATAAACTCCTTTTTGGCATGGGAGCCTCCGATGGTAGATATATTACAAAATCCATTAAAAACGTTTCTACTTTTTATGATAGAATGCCGGGCCAGTATAGGTATAGCGACCCCAAGAAGCGTAAGTACATGGGTCCATTTTATAAAAGGGTTCAGGGTACATGGAAAACAGGAGAGGAGACATCGCACGTTGTAAAGTTTAAAAACGGTAGAAGTTTTATTGATTCCTCTACGCTGTATATAACGGTTTTAACAAAGGATAAAACTAAAATTGGTGCTGGAGATAGATTTAGAAGAATATACATAGAAGAGGGCGGTTTTCTTGCTGAAGCTTTAGAGGTTTGGGCGGCAAATAAAGATTCTATGATATCTGAAGGTAGAAAGGTTGGAAGTTCTATAATGACGGCCACCGGTGGCGATCTAATAGCAGTTAAGCAGCCAGCAAAGATATTTAATAACCCAAAAGCTTACGATATATTTGGAATGCCAAACTATTGGAAAAACGCAAATAAGAAGATTGGGCTATTTATTCCAGTCCATTATAAGGAGGCAAAATATAAGGATGCTAACGGCAATACAAAACTTGAGTTAGTCCATAAAATGCTTCTCGAAAAGAGGAGAAAGGATATATTAGAAATGGACAGTATTTCGTATGATGTCGATATCTCTTATAATCCAATGGAGCCTGATGAGATCTTGAGATCGAATAGTGGAAGTTCATTACCAAAAAGAGAAGCACAAGATCAACTAAATAGATTAGATACTTTTGACATATTCAAGAAGAAAGCCCAAATCGGTAGCTTTAAATATAACCCCTTAGCACCAAGATCGGTAGAATGGCAGAAGGACATAGATGGGAGGCTTAGACCCATTCTTGACTATGGAGCAGAAGGAACTCCGGGTTTTACTAAAGATGGAGCTTGGATAATATATGAACAACCTCCAGATTACATACCAGATGGACTTTACTGGGTTATATATGATCCGGCCAAGAAATCGGGAGACGGTGAGTCTTATCACTCTATATTGGTTTATAAATCCTTTTTCATCGGCGCAGAAAGAACCCTGTACGATACTATTATTGCCGAAATGATTTGTCGAAAAGAGACACTTGATGATAACTACAACGAAGTTATAAAGGGAGCAAGGTATTTTAATGCCAAGATATTCCCTGAAATAAATGTTGCCGGCTTTGTAGAGTGGTGTAAGACCAATAAATTTTGGTATTTGCTGGAGGCCGATGCTTATCAAATCGAGCAGGAGATTTCGCCGAATGCAAAAAGAAGTTATTACCGAGTTGGCTGTGACATGAACAGTGAACGTAAAAAGCAATGGGCATTTAGAAGACTTAGAGACTGGCTTTTAGAGATAAAGGAGAATGATCCAATTACTGGAGTTCCAATGATTAAAACAATGGACTGGATGTTCAGTAAAAGAATTCTAAATGAAATAACTGCATATGAAGGAGGGGTGAATGTGGATCACATATCCAGTTTATTAGTTCTAATGGTTCTATTAGGAAAGATACAAGGCTGGGATAAACCCGAAATAAAAGACGAACATGATGTTGGAGATGAGATTATAAAACAAGCACATCAACAATTAAAAAACGCAGAGAATGTAAAAACACCCCAAAGGTGCGCTTTTAACCAGTACTAATTTAAAACATGAAATCGACCAATAATATTAATCCAATTATAGATAACCGGCAGGATATAAAGAGAAGGGTCTCCTATAAGAAAAAGATTGCAAGCGATTTCCGCCGCCAGAAGGACATTTTGGATCTCTACTCAGACTACTGGTTAGACTCAAGTCATGGCGAAGAAATAGAGAAGTATAAAATAAACTACGATCTCTTCAACGGTCGATTAGATGTTAAGTTATATGATGAACCCCTGTGCATCGTCATTGACAAAGAAAAAGTAAGGTTGGATGATTTAACAATAACCCATTACCCCCTACTATCTTCATATTCCCACGTAATTCTCGGAGAGCAAATCCAAAGACCGTTTAAGCCGGTTGCTAAGGATACAGGGGAATTTTCGCAAACATTAAGGAATAAGAAGTTTAATGAACTCCTAAGAGAGTTAATAAATAACGACATAATAAACCCAATTGTTGATGAGGTAAATAACGCGTTTATAAACCTTCAAGGCTCTCAAATGTCACAAGAGCAGGTAGCTCAAATTCAAAAGGAGATCGACAATCGCATTAAGTCCAAGACTCCGGAGGAAGTAATTGATTTCATGGCCAATGATTTTAGGACTCCTACGCAACGCCAAGCCCAGCAACTTCTTAATCATTTTGTAGAACACGCCCACTTAAAGGCCGTAGATAACGATGGATTTAAACACGCACTGCCCACTGGGGTAGAGTGTTACTTTGTTGGAGATCGACATGAGGAGCCTATAATGGAGCTATGCAATCCAATGGGTTTGAGATTTGGCGGTTCAAAGAACAGCGAGTGGATACAAGACGGGGCGTGGGTGGCATATGAGCAGTGGATTACTGTAGAAGAAGCACTTCAAAAACATGCAGAGGCTCTGGCGGGTTTGTCAGATAAGCAACTTGCCGGACTGATAGATCCAATCGGAGTTAAATCTAATGGTGGAGCCAGCAACCCTCATAACGACCATGTGCAGCGTACAATGATGATTGATTTATCAGAAGAAGGCTCGGCATTGGCAGAAAAGTACAAAGATGTTAATTACAAGACCAAAAGAGGACAAAATCAAATATCCCAGCTATACTCGGATGTAATAAAGAAATACGGACTGACATACGGTCATAACTGGGCTGACTATGGGGTTCGAGAAGTTCACGTGTGTTGGAGAGATCAGAGGTTGATGAAGCGAGTAACTCGTTTAGTTGACGGTGAAGAAAAGCGTTTTTGGTTTGACGAACACTACGAAGAAAAGCCAGAGGATATAAAAGTTATAGAAATCTGGGTAGATGAAATCTGGGAAGGTACAAAGATCGGCACTTCTATTGCAGATGCGCTGTATTTAAATATCCGACCTGTTCCGGGACAATTCTCATCAAAATACAACCCCTTCGGAACAAAACTTCCATACTACGGTAAGAAATACAATACTCACATGGGAAACTCCAAGAACATTGCTTGGATGGACCCCGGCAAACCTTGGCAGAAAGAATATGATGTAACAATGGCTCAGATAAAACATGAGCTGAAGACCGACATGGGCAAGATGTTTCTCATGTATTTAGAAATGAAACCCGAAGGATGGGACTATAAGCAGTGGCTGAATACTGGAAAGAACACTAAATTATTATTCTCTACTTTAAAACGTCATGGCGGCATAATCGACCCCAACATGCTACGTCCTGTGGATTTGAGTAAAGCTTCAGACATCGCCAGCAAGCTCCAGTTCTTAGAATATTGCCGAGCAAATATGGTCCAGTCCCTAAACCTAAATGATGCCAGAATTGGCGCAATAGGAGAATATTCTACAAATCAAAACGTACAGCAGTCTCAAATAGCATCATATAATCAAACAGAGTCTTACTTTGAGACACACCGCCAGATCGTAGAGAGAGCATTAAATGCCTTTATGAATCGAGCGAAAATGCTGTATAAGACCAATAACAAGCGGTTCTTCATATTGGACGATGTTACTCGAACTGAGTTAGAGATCTCTCCAGACTTCTGGTACGAGGAGTCAGCCATAGAGTTCTCGACATCTTCTGATGAGGTAAATAAGGTGAGGGAGCTTAAGATGCAGACCCAACCACTCATACAAAACGGAATGTCTTTTGAGGGTGTCTTGGCCTTGGCTTTGGCAGATACAACTTCAGATATAATAGATATTATGAAGAAAGAGTCTAAGCGAATGGAGAATATTCGTCAGGAGCAAATGCAAATTCAACAACAACAGTTCCAGGCCCAAATGCAAAGCCAACAACAACAAGCTGATGCCGATAGGCAGATGAACGCTCAACTGAAATCTGCTGAGTTACAGCAAAAGGATTTGGCGAGTCAAAGAGGATCCTTGATGTTCCAAAAACAGGCCGATGCGGACGCAGACGGACAATCGGACATGTTGGAAAAAGCTGAAATGGAGTTGACTATAAAGAAACTCATCGAGGACCGTAAGGCCGACCTCAAGCTGCTTGAAATCCAAACAAACGCAGGACTCAAGAACAAGGACATTGACACTAAAAAGCAAATTGCCAAAGAAAAGCCGGTAAAACCCGCAACAACCTCAAAAAAGTAATAATATAATTTTAAGATAGTTGACCACTATTCAAATATAGTTCCATTTATATTTTTAATTTCGTTAATAAATAATTAAATTTACACCTGTAATAATGAGCGAGTCAGAAGTAGTAAGAAAAAAGCCAAGGGAAAGTACTCAACCAAGAACATCTCAATCCGACGGCGGTGGAAATCCTATGGAGTCAGTTAAGCCCCCAAAGTTGGCGGGCTTGGGCTCACAACCGCCTTTAGATGAGGGGTTTATAAAATATGGTACACCACAAAGATCTAATCCTAACGATCCTATCCCAAAACCTGTAGAGGATAAAAATCAGAAGCAGAAGTCAAGTCCCAGCCCATTAGATCCTCTGACACAACCGAAAGCTCCGAATTTAGCTACCGTTGATGAGCATGATTCTAATGATGAGGCTCCCAACGAGGATCAGGATATTGACGATGATCCAAATTCTCCGGATGCAGAGGGACAGGACTCGGATACAGAGACAACTGAGGAAGAAGATGCTGATGAGGATGTAAATCCCTATGAATATCTCGGACAACAATTACGTTCGGATGGATTCATAGATTCTGATTTTCAGATAGATAAAACAATCAAAGGACACGATTTATATAAAGCTTACACCGATAAGCTTAAAAAAGAGATCGAGCCCCGTATAAAAGATCAGGTTTTTGCCGAACTACAGGAACAAGGAATAAATGAGCAGGATTTGATAATGGCTCGTTTAATTCGCCAAGGAGAGGACGTTGCGTTGCTTCAAAACCAGTTGGCACGTTACGAACGATTCGCCGCCTATGATAAAGATGCGGATGAAGACACAAAGGCCAACAACATCAAACAGATGTATGCCGTAAGGGGTTATAGTGAGGACGAAGCTGAAACACTCGTAAAAAGCGCAATTGATAACGATCGAATAGATGAAGTATATGGTCAATCATCCAACTTCTTCGCCGATAAATACAAGGAGTTCGTAATAACTCGTAATAACCAAAACGAGACAGCCAGAAGAGCGGCTGTAGAGCAAGCAGAGAGTCATGACAATCTAATTCAAAGTAAGCTCGCGTCTGGGGAAATCTATGGCGAAAAGATAGATAAGACGGTAGCTAAAGAACTATACAGTGCTATCTATACTCCAGAGGTTATTGAAATAGAAGGTCAGAAACAAAACATGACCAAGTTTCAAAAGTTCACGTACGATTTTTATAACGATCCTGAGCTGCGAGTATTTCTATATAAGAAATTAGCATACCGACAGAACGATTTGGCGGGAATTAAAAAAGAAGTTAAAAAAGAAGTCGAAGACGATTTCATTAGTGCATATAAGAAGTCAGTGACCAAGAACACTAAACCCAACAAGGCAAGAGTGGTAAGAGACAAACTGACAGCAACGGCAGCCGTACCTAATAAAAACGGCGGAACATCCTACTTTATAGAGGTATAGGACGTACCTACAAATTAGTAATAATTACACCTTAAATTAATAATTAAAAATAACACCATAAGATGGGAACAGGCATTAATATTTCACCTCCTTTCGGCTCACGCTACAAAATTTCGGATGAATTCGCCGGACAAGATAAATATTGGTCACAAAGGACTACGTATGATGACCTGTTGATGGCCCACGGCCAGCACGTTCGTGATTATGTGGACATAAGTCACTTAGCTAAAGGGCTCATGTACTCAAAATTGGGTATGACTGAATCAACGTCCCTAACTCCTTTAATGGAGTACGTCACAGGCGAAGGTGGTACTGAGGTTATTGATAAAAACTTCGTCCGATGGAGAATCTACGGAACTCCAGAAAGACGAGCAATGTCTTTTGGCAACTTAAACCAAAATGCATATCCTGGTGCAAATGGCATTCCATTTATCTGGTTTTCGGACGTAGACTGGTATAAAGACGCAGATGTATTAGCTCCCGTATCAAATAAACGCTGTCAAATTAGAATCGTTTCTGAAGAAGCTGTTCCTTTTGATGGTGGTTTTAAATACGACGCTGTATTAACTGATTCTGATGCCGCTGCTTATATTCCGGCTGAATATTTGGCTCAAGGAGAGTACTGGATTAAAATGGGTACATCAACTTCTTGGGAGAAATTTGGAACTCCAGGTTCCATTCAATTTGGAGATGCGTTCTCGTATATTGAATTTGAAGTTCCGTTACATACATCTGCGTGGGAGTTCACCATTGATGGAGAAGCTCATAGGCAGTGGGGTAACTTAAAAATAGAACGTTGCGACGAAGAATACCGCCCTATTCCCGGTGAAGGAAAGATCACTAACTATCATGAGATGCGAGCCAAGGCTCAAATCGACTATGAAAAAGAACTTTGGTTAACTTACGGTTCATCGAGCCAACATATGTTAGACGGAAATTCAGGTAAACAAATTACGACCTCGCCGTCTCTATTTGAATATTTGGCGGAAGGAAATAACATTCCATATGACCCAGAAGTCCAAGGTATAGACTTCCTAATAGAGCAAATTGAAGCTCTATGGTTCGATCGTGTACCTACTGCAAATAGGGAACTATTGTTATTCACCGGAGAAGCAGGATTAAAACTCTTCTCAAGATGGGTATACGAGAAATTCCAAGGCACTTCAGCTACGTTCATGTACGACTTCGTACTTCAAAAACGTACACCTTTTGACTCAAAGAGTGGAAGGGGTGGATATGCATTTGGCAATCCTCAATTCACAGAATATTTACTTGACGGTTTTGGTTCTATCAAAATCGCGCATTGGAAAACTCTTGACAATACAAGGATCAACGGTGTTAAATACCCAGGAAGTTTCTACCCAATAAGCTCTTACGAGTTTATTGCGTTCAACATCGGATTTGGCGAGTCAAATGTCAAATTCTTATCACGATTAGACAACAAAATATCTACCTACATTCCAAGTCTCTGGTCTCCACTGGGAGCAACAGGGGCTGACAACCCAGTCTGGAAAACTCCAGGTGGTGGAACAATGGAAGATTCATACAAGTGGTTACACCGTGAATCTTATGGTGTGATTTTAATGGATGCAACACAGGCCCTGCACTTTTTTCCCAATATTTCGCTATAATCAATAAATTGGAAGTATTATTTCGACGAAAGTAGAAAGACCTTCCAAATTAAGATTAGATAGATAAGAATAGAAGAAGAAGATAAGACAAGAAGAAAATCAATGGAAAAAAACACGATAGTTCAAATAAGGAAAAAAGGTGGGTTGGAGTCACTAAAATTCACCGGCGGTACAGTCCAAGCCAAGTTATACAGCCAAACTGCAGAGGAGAAAATGGCAGGTCGAGACGGCACGCTTGAGGGCGACTACAAAGACCGCATGTTTCCTGGTGCTAAGCACTTCTTAGCCCCATTCTGGAGCAAACCTAAGTCACGTTGGAATTGGGGTGGAACACCTGAAAGACTTGTTGAGTTAATCAGGGACATGAAACTCCGATTTCCAAAGGGACATGATAAGGAGGGTACTTTTATATCCGACGAGGAAAAACCAGCAGAGGCGAGGCTTACTTATTTTCACGACGATGTTTTTAGACATCCATCATTCTATGGGAGAGATTTCATGGAATATGGCAGGATTAATCTTGGAACATCCGACCCCGTACAGGCGTTCTTAGCCCTGTGTTACAAAGGTAACATTGAGGTAGAGGACAAGTCTTCTGGCCAAAAAGTAAATAAATACATTGCCGGAAGTCAAAAATATGAGATGATCAGCCCTAAAGCTGAATCAAAGACTAAAAAAGAAAGTATAGATAAAGAATACCAAGCTACAACCTTATTAAGAGCTATGGACGGCAATGAAGATCGCTTAAGGGCCACTGCCGAGGTCATGGATTTGCCGGGGTATGACGAAAATAGTGATACAAATGGAACGTTCATATTACTTGATAGTTATGGCGTTAAAAACACAGATGTAGTATCAAAGTACGGAAAATCTGGACAGGACCGATTCATTGAAGTTGCTTCTATGACCAATGAAGATCTTGAAACCTGCAGTAAGATCATGAGAGGTAAAAATCTCGGAGTTTTACGTAAACGCCAAGGTCATTATTTAATGGCCGATGAAAGGTTAGATCATATCGATACTGACATCCAACTCATATCATTCTTTAGAAATCCAGCAAATCAAAAGAAATATCTTACATTATTAGACTTAATAGAGGTCGAACTAATGGCAAAAAACAATAGATAATAAATGGGTGGTGTATCTACCAGGAAATTAGTATATGATGTTCGCCGGAAAGCCAATTTATTAATAACAGGCCAATCCAACGACGTTCCAAATGTAGATATAATAGCTTATTTAAATCAATTTCAAGAGCTTTGGTTTAATAACGCAGTAAAGGAGGCAGAAAGAAATCAGGAGGCTTCAAATGAGCTGAGGACGTTCTTAGTTCCAGCTTACAAGCTAACTCTCCAGAAAATAGATGGCAAAACGAGTTATGCTAAATATCCTGAAAATCTACATACGAGATTGAATCAAATAGCGGTCGCGTCGGAACCGGAATGTTGTGAAGATCTGCAGAAGGAGATTATAATTCAAGTTCTTCAGTCAGATGATATTCATCCGGCGAGAAAGAACACATTTCAGAGATCGAGCTTTCCATTCGAAAGATTGATAGCTACAGTCGGAGAGGATGGTTTAATAATTTACCACGACGGTTATTTAAATGTAGACGAGGTTAAAATCGACTATTATCGCCGACCAGGAGCCCTACACGCCCCATCTTTAGAAATCTGTGATGGTCCCTACTATTATCTATACAATGGGGATATCATAACTGCAGACACCGATTTTGAGGCAAACAACGTGTATTCCGACAATTTCATTTCAGACGGAGCCGTGTTGTTAATAAAGGCAGATAAGGGTGATGTCCAAGGATATCAAACGCAAGTAACTAAATTCTTGCAAACAAGAGGGTTATACTCTGTAAAGGACTAGAGTTAATGGTTAAATGTTAAAAACTAGGACCTGAGCAGTTAAAATAGCAAATATATATAAATTAATTTAATTATTAAAAATACAAAATGACGAGTACACTTAAACACCATGTTCAAAAGCATGTGGTAACTTCTGGTAACTATGGTTTTGCCAGTGCTGTTGGTAATCCTCCGTTGTTTACCCTTTCAGGTAAACGAGTTATCTATAACGTAGCACCAGGACAACCTGTAGCCTACGTGGTTGAAAACGGAGTAACACGAATTGTTTCTGCTGGTGGGTTGGATGCTTCTGAAATATATCAGTTATTTGTCGGCGTAGGTGTTGATGAAACTGGATCTGGCATAACAACGGCTATTCGACACATTGGTATTGAACACATCTCCGGTTGTTTGCCGCGAGAACTAAGTGCGTCATCTCCACGATGCGGTGCACCGCAGATCTTAGATTTCTATTTTGATTGCACTGCTTGCGACGAAACATATTCAGTAGAAGTCACCGTTGACGACAACATGACTCGAAGTTTCGCACCTTGGAATAAATCGTATCAGCAATTCATTGGGACGATCGTCACCAAATGCAGCTCCTGCGACGACTGTCCAGTTGAGCACAATTGTAGCGAAGTTGCTTGTAAATTAGCTGACGCTCTAAATGAAAACTTGGATTTTAAAGTAGGCAATAAACTTTATCCAGATTGGAAAGGTTCTGGCGTTCCACGACCTTATTTTGCAACGCGCTTGCACCCCACTTCTTTAACTTATTGTTTTGCTCCCCAGTCAGAAGCTGAGGGTTGCACTTCATGTACTTATGTCGCCGGAGTAAAAGGAATTACCATCCGAGACACCCAATATAATTTTACTGGAAATCTTCAACCAGGTAGCACTACTCAAACGTTAACTGCTCAGTTAGCAAGTATTTCCGATCAAATAAATGAGTTCTTCAAAACCGAATATGGCGATAAAGCCCATGCGGGATCAAGCTATACAAGTGGTTCTTATAGTGACTGCTGTGCAATTCAATTACACATCAACACCGTAGATGCTAACTTCACTTTACGTGACGTACGAGACGGTGAAATAGTTCCAGTTACCTCAAACAACCCGTTCACTGTATATGGTACAGTAACTAACGATCCTTCTTGCATCGACTCAACTGACACCGGTTCTGCGGCCAGACAAACCCTGACCCTAACCGACAATCCTGGAAATACCGAAACTGTGACCATTAATGGAAAGGTTTACACCTTCCAAACTACGCTGACTAACGTCAACGGCAACGTTCTAATTGGAGTTGATGCTTCTGAGAGCCTTACCAATTTGGTGGCTGCCATCAATTTAGGAACTGGCGCTGGAACCCTATACGCCACTGCAATGACTCTTCATGCTACAGTAAGCGCGACAAACGGTGCTGGAGATACGTTGGTTGCCACTGCAAAGACCCTTGGAACTGCTGCAAACTCATACGGAACAACTGAAACCTTGGCCACCGGATCTTGGGGTGCTGCAACAATGTTAGGTGGAACTGCGGCTTCAGAGGCTACTACCACTGACTATACCTGCGGCATTCGTATAATTGCCGAGAGAATAAAAGGAAACTGCGGATGTTATATCAGTGCACCTTTGAACTTCTATGGTAGAAAGATTACATTAGGTCCAGTCGGAGACGGATGGAAACGTAAACCTTGGTTGGTTGTAGAGGTACAGGCAATGGAGTTACCTGCCGGTTTTGGATCTTACATCCAGTGGTTAGAATATCAAAACATACCTGGCGGAAAAGGTCGTCAATACAGTCGATCAAACCACCACAGAGGAACATTTAGCTTACCTGATCCTACTTCAAGAGTAAATGCAGTTACTGCTAGATGCGATACAAACTATTGCTCTTACTATCTGAAATCAGATGTAGATAAACGTAAGGTAGATGGTGAATTAGGTTTATTGACCATTCATTCAAATGTCCACATTCCTGCTGCTGACGCAACGACCGTTGCTGCATGGGAGGAATTTCAAGCTGCTCTAATTGCTCTTAACCCAGCATGTAAGATCATAGTTACTGCAACCTGCGATACTGATTTAGGTGTTTGTGAAACCGGATAATCGACGTTCATATTTAACTTTTAATTATTTTAATTACTCTTAAAAAGACAAATGGCAAAAGTAAAATTTGGACATGGGTATGTATGGACGATTAAAAACGGCAAACGTAAGAACGTCGATTCGTTAAACGATGGATTGGAAGATATAGCCAATTGCAGCCCGTGCGGGTGTTCGACCTGTTTCGGTTATACAACTCACTTAAATGCGGAGACTGGCGAAATCGTCATGAAATGGATAACCGGAACAGGAACTGAAGAGGATCCTTATGTGGAAAATATTGATGATTATGATGCAGGTTTAATTGCTGTAAAGGCTCTGAAGGTCACAAGAGACGAACCACCAAGTACGTCTCCAAGTGCCTCAGCAAGCTCTTCAGTAAGCTCGTCTGTGAGTCCAAGTTCTTCTATTAGTGCTTCTATAAGTTCATCGCCGAGCACCTCTGAGAGTTCATCGGTGAGTTCCTCTATAAGCTCCTCTATAAGCTCCTCGCCGAGCGCATAATAGAGCTAAAGATCGGATAAGCAGATCAGATAAATAACAGTTTGCCGGCTTAAAGGCACATTTGAATACATAAATGGATTGTACGTGCATTAGAGGTATTTATAACTTTTACGTAAGGGCCGTAGATACCAAGACTTTAATATACAAGGATGCATCTGACTGGATGGATGAGGACAATTACATACATCCATCAAAGTACACAGTCAAAATGACTGAGCCTGGTAAAGGTACGGCTGAAAGTATAGAATTGCTTGTTGGATCCCAAAATGCGATAAGGAAAGAATCTTTAAAAGACGGCATATATTGCTTCGAAACTGATTCTTGTGGCAAGCACTATAAAAAAAGTGTTGCGATATTCCCTCATTTGGCTTGCTGCGTCAAACAAGCTTGGGCTACTATGGGAATAGATTTTAAATCTCGAATAGAGGAGGTAGAATCTTATCTAAAAATGGCTCAAATTAACGCCGAGTATAATAACGTAAAGACAGCAACGCAGAATCTAAAAATGGCGGAAAAGCTGTTAAACAACATAAAGTGCGACTGCGATTGCTAAAATCATAACATAACACTTAAAAAACACAAAACCATTGTACGTTTATCAAAGTACTAATTTTTGTCACTGTAGAACATCAACACCGCCAACGGTTGATCCAGAATGTCCAGATGACTGTAACTGTTTGAAGGTCTGTGATATACGTATAAACGCCAGTGATAGTCGCGCAGTTGGTCCGTGTGCTAAAAACGGAACATTAAACGTAATGGCCTCAGAATTCGGTCACGACTTCTGTGCTTGCGGTGAAATGACCCCATCTTGGACAGTTCAAAGTATTGATACCGAGATCTTCATTACCGCCGCCATAACCAGAGCAGGAATCCTGACCTGGAAAACCCAAGGACCTGAAGCCTTAGACAAGGCCTATGGTGAAATCATTTTAAAAGTTTGTTGTGGAGCCTTATCCTACTATGTGCGAGTGCTCATAGGGGTTAAAGATCTATGTAACTGTCCAGACTGTAATGATTGCGAAAACTGCGATCCATGTACCGGCAATTGCGAAGATGTTGAAATAGATCTGTTTTTCCAAACAGTACCGGTGTCGGGAAATACCTCTCTAAACGCCTCTTAATTTACAATCAAAATCAATAAATGTCAGTACAAGTAGTAAAAAGTGCTTCTGTAAATGGAGATGCCGTTGATTGGATAATAAAACCATGTAATGACTCTACTATTGAGTGTAAAAACGGTAGGGTAGAATTTACTATTCCATCTGGAATGTCGATGACAGGACCTTCTGACGAGGACAGTACTATTATAAACGTACCTGTTGGTTTTTATGACCGAGATACTACAACTTGGTATTTTGGAGATTTGGCGGCAAAAACATGCACCCCAACAGCTACCTTCACTTTGACTGTGGACAACACCACTTTGGCGGATCCAGAAGACCTAAGATTTATTATCATAGCCACGTTCATTACAACCTGCGATGAGACAACAAGCTCAGACAATACAAACACGTTGATTATAAATATCGTAGATGATTGTACAAATGTTCAATTGTCAGTTTCAACCACACCAAATCAAAACTCATCAGATATTACTGTGAGTTAACAAACTGAATGGCGTTTTCAAGTATAAAGAACATAGGATTTTTCACCTCAATGGATGTATTTAACATCTATCTTGACGGTATATTGTATCCATCTTTGAGAAACTTGGGCCCTGGTATAGCTACTGGGGTTGAATTGACGGTAACCATGTCTACTGGGTTGATGTTCAATCCGGGAGCATCCACAGTGCCAAGAGGTACATTTAATGAGGGTACGGGGGTATGGTCATTAGGTTCAGTTCTCGCGGGAGAGTCATTAACTCCAGAGTTTTCTTTTAAAATACAGGACGATTGTCCCGGCGAGGAGTTTGTAGTAACATTTACAGTTTCATCCAACGCCTGTGATTGTAATTTTGAAAATAACGAATTTGAGATAACAATAGAGGGAACCTCCTGCTGCGAGATTAATAGCTGCATAGACAACAACTCGACTTTCACCACATATCTCGCCCAAGGAGCTAATTTAGGCTACACACTATGCTCTGAGCGAAATAAAATTATATTTATAGAGGCAACGGCGGACATAACTGTAACCCTCACAGGTCCAACACCAGAGTGTGTAACGGATTCTGTGGTTATAAAACACATAGGTACAGGAGCAAACCGTGTAAATAAGATAAGAGTTGTTGGAGCTTCCGGAAACGTGGATGGTGATACGTATTTTGAATTTGATAACGTCGGCTCGGCTTTAAACAATTCTCGCGGATATAACCTTTCAAGTTTTAGATTTAGATACGATGGCACAAATTTCTGGGTTTTCTCTGAATAGTAAAAACATACTGATTTCAGTATTCTTTTCAATTACTATATTTTTCTCTGGGTTAGCGGTGTTAGAAACCATAGCAGATAAATACAGAAATGATCATGGTAATGATTTAAAGTCAACAGCAGGATCAATATCCAGCAAAGAAGTCTCGGAAAATAAGATTGCAGTAATCGAAATATTTGAAAAACCAGACGGTGTGTACTTTAAAACCCAATACAATACTAAATACTTTGCAGATAAATGCGAGGTCGAAGCTTTTATAATTGTAGACTATTATCAACATTGTATGCCCCCAACCACAACAGAGCCCCCAAAGGACTATAAGATAAAGAAATTATAACAGAACAACTAAATGGCAACAGTAACACTTAATTTAGATTTAGGGCTTATAGCCATCGGAGATATTATAGAAATACCGACAGGTACTGTCACCAACGATGGCGTTAGTACGGTTACTGGCGTTAAGGTTGTTGTTGAATATCCAGTGGAACTTCAATACGATAGTTCTATCTTAACCACCGGTAATTACAATACAGGTACAGACGAGATAGAGAACATCACACTTTTGCCGGGAGGAACCTTCAGTGGCATAGTGAAATTTGTGGTAGTTGATGACACAGACGCTATTTTCAGGATTACTTTCACAGCTACAACTGACGACGCTTGTGAGACCTGCTTGGGAGATAACGTATATTGTGTAGTTACTTCGGGATTAACCTGCACTCAAATAAATTCATGTATTTCTACTCCTCAAATCGTCACATACTATTTTTGCGAAAACACTGAGGATAATGTAATTGAAATAGGAGAGGAATACACATGTCCAGGAGATACAGTAAGAACCTTTTCATGGACTGACACTACGAACTCCTATGGCACACTAACAGGTACTCCAGATGCCGGAACATACACCCCAGATGCTAACTTTGTTGGAGCGGCGTTAGCCTCATACGAAATGCTTTGCGACGGTATTCAAGTAGGAACAGGTCAGGTGTTTATAAATGTAAAGGCCGATGGAGCAACTCCCGTAACAACTTATGCTGATCAGGCAACTAACTTGGTTATAACTTTAGATGGCACTCACAGGATTCTACATATAGACCCCACCACAGACATAACCGTTACTATAAACGTTGGAGACGACACCTGTGAAACTGTAACCGAAATAGAGATTAAACACATCGGAACGGGAGATAACAGGTATCCAAATATACGGGTATATAATGGATCTGGAGATGAAGAGGTCGATTTAGATGACTATTTTGAGTTTGATAACTCTGGATGGTCTCAAAACAATCCAAGAGGATATAACTTATCTCATTATATATTCTACTATGATGGTGATGATGCGTTATTTGTAAAATCGGTGTCAACAAATACGCCAATTGATGGGTCGCCCAGCTCATCGGTTAGCCCAAGTTCATCAATTAGCTCATCGTCAAGTTCGTCTGCAAGCTCTTCTGCAAGCTCTTCAATTAGCTCTTCACCAAGTTCTTCTGCCAGCTCGTCTATTAGCTCTTCGCCAAGTTCATCTGTAAGCCCAAGCTCGTCTATTAGCTCTTCGCCAAGTTCATCTGTAAGCCCAAGCTCGTCTATTAGCTCTTCACCAAGTTCATCTGTAAGCCCAAGCTCGTCTATTAGCTCTTCACCAAGTTCATCTGTAAGCCCAAGCTCGTCTATTAGTTCATCTGCCAGCTCTTCAATTAGCTCTTCAATTAGCTCATCGCCAAGCGCGTAAGGTAATGCCATATAACTTCTTCAGTCTGTTAAATATTAATGCAAGATCAGTTAGATCATAATAATTGTTGTATTTGTTTTTCAGTTGATCTTGACAGTTTAATATACCAGTCTAAATCAACGCTGGATGTCCTATCCCAAAAACGAATATACAATAAGACATTGGGGTATTCTTTTTCGTCTGATGGAAATTCAAATCTTGAAACACTTAGATCATATCTAAACGTTATCGAGGATGAAAACCTGAATATTGTTCTTGGCGGAAAACCGTGTTTAGACTGTAACAAACTTCAAAGGCTCACTGAAAAAATAAGGTTATTATCTGCAAGTTGTGACACATCAAGGCGCAAAGATTTCACTACCGATGATACCAATGTCGAGATATGGATATCTAAAAACCCATACTGCGTATCAAGAGAACGATGGGAGGAACTTGCGTACAGAGTATGTCGGAGCCTTAAACTGGAGCTAATCTCCATAGAACAAAAATGCGATATATCTTTCGAGATAATCCGGAAATTGATACCCTGTGACATCATGGTATCTATTGCTGTTTTAAAGCAGCAATGTGATTTAGATTTCAAGATAACTCGAACCGAAGAGGAATGTGAAATAGACTTTGAGATTTTGGCGGAAGAAACAACCTGTGATATAGATCTCAAAACCTACAAGACTCTGATTGATAATAACTGGTCTTACGATATAATAAGAACTGTTTACGAAAATGGTTGCACTATAGAACTAAATGACTCGGAAGATTCAGAAGTTGAAATAAACATAGTAACTCCAATAAACAAGTATCCAATTAAAGACTTCAACTTTTCGGGTATTCCAGATATGAAGATCTTAAAAGAACTGGATGTTGATTTATCCGATAGCAAATATATAAAAGATCCTACCAACTTTATACAAAAATTAAAACAGGACTACAGTGGCTGACAGCATACGAACATTTACAATAACAATAGGCAAGGTTTACAACGGCGAAGAACTGTGTAAAACCCCAAAAGTAGAATTAGCCGGCAAGCAGCACATTGCTGTTAACTGTATTGATTTTGAAGGATGTAAATACCAGGTTCAGTTAGGACCTAAAGACATTGAGCCTTGTTTAAAGTTCTTGGTCACCTGTGAAGAGTGCGGACCCTGCGGGACTGTAATAATTGACAAATGCTTCTGCGACGGTCCAGATGACTGCGACGAGTGCGAAATTTGCGATGCAGAAGGATTCTGCGAACATCAGTGTCCAGACGGAATCTGTGACAATGGTGTATGTAAAGATTGTGATTTAACCCACCCATGTCCATGCAATCAAATCTGCGTAAATGGAGAATGTAAATGTCCGGCGGGTAGTATTCTAAATGCTCAAGGATGTTGTGACGACTGTACTAATAATACTGATTGTCCAATATGTTATATTTGTGATAAACACAACCCTCTATATACAGTTTGTACTTCCATCGAATCTGAAGCTTGTCATTGCGACACTAACGGACGATGTGGTACACCTGGAGCATGTCAAGAGTGTATAAACAGCGGACATTGTCCGCCAAATGAGATCTGTAATTCTAATTGCGAATGTGACTGTGCACCGGGATTTATCCGTAAAAACGGAATATGCGTTCCAGCGGAGTGTGAGGAAGATTCAGATTGTGGCATTTGCGAAATTTGCGGACCAAACAATATATGTACACCAAATCAATGTCCAGCTGGCAAGGTTCCCGCTGTCATAGATGGTGTTTGTTCATGTGTACCTGAGTGTGATTGTGATAACCCAGATTGTAACCGCACATCGTCCTGCGGCGAAACATTTGATAAATGCGGATGTCTGCCTTGTGGTGGGAACTGTACTGAAGGTTGTGAGGATCCTTGCGTATGTATAGGTAATACCTGTATCGACAACCCCTGCTCAGGGGACTGCACTAACGCATTAGGCTGTGCTGGTGATGGTTGTGGATGCTCACCCGACGGTTGCATTTTGTGCGAGGCCCTATCTTGTGATGATTGTGCAACGGCCTTGGGCTGTAAATGTACAACCGGTAAGTGTCGAAAGGACACTACCTGTGACCTTTCACCATGTTCAGTGTCCTCCGACTGTGGACTCGATTGCACCTGCAACGCCGGTGAGTGTGTACCCTGCTCTTATTTTTCATGCACAACCAACGATTGCTCAAGTCAAGAGGGTTGTAGTTGTAACGGTGGAAGTTGTGAGGGTGATCATGACGAGTGTGCCGATGAAGTCACGTTCGAGAAAGACGATGACAATTGTGAATTAACTGGAAAACTTGTTAAAGACAACTGTTGCCAATGTCCAGCTTTAACCTTGGACATTAAAACTACATCAGTCACAGATGTTGACGGAAAAAAGCGTGTTAAATTTACAGCAGAAGTTAGAAAAGGAGCGTACGATGGAGTAAACGTAGAGGCTTCGCCTTTAGTTGATAATTATGATCATCCTGCTATTGCAGAAAATGAACCTCCAAGTACCGGAACTATACTATTAAGCTATGTAATAAACAATGATGTTTATACTATAATCAATGGCGGTGATTATTACAACAACACGTCGTCAACTAACGGACCATCAAGCAGTCAGACATATTCGTCTTCTTCCCCGACTTCTCAGAAACAGTTTCAAATAGACTTTCCAAAAATAGGAACCCGAACAGTATCGGGTCAACAGGCGTTCGTAGTAAAATCGATTGATGTTACTTTCACCTTGAGTACTAAGATGACGTTTTCTAACGAATGCGAATATCCGGCGGGTACTCAAATCGGTGTTTTCAAAATAACCAAAAACGAGGAGTTTTTACAAGTACCAATAGGCAATACAATAACTTCACCAAATTGTAGAAAACCTCTTTTCAAATATACAAAGTCTACTGATAATTCTTTTGACGAAACACCGTTCAGGAAGCTATATATAGATCCGACATCCCCTGGAATTTACGAAGATACTTTCGGCGGATCAGAAGGAGCAGAGTCTTGCCTTAACTATCTATTTGAAACAGATTGTACTTGTGATGATCCTATATCCAAATATATAGTATTCTGTAACCCGGACGAGATTAAATTCCCAAAACCGGTACTAACAAACTGTGGCAAGGTGGCTGCTATTGAAATACAGGCAACCTGTGCAGCAAACGCAGACAAAGACTATGGAATTTATGTAAACGGAAGTTCAGTAGCTACAAGAACTTTCAAATTAAAGGACCCTTTAACTGGTTATTCTTTAGCAAGCTTAGTACCAATCACCTCCATATTACTTCACATGAAGTGTGATGTTGTTGGTGAATGTGATATCTTATACACATATCCAGAAAACGCAGTTGATCCTACTCCTGATGTGACCTGCAATGCGGATGGAACTGTAAGTTTTGTTTTCAAAAGTGCATCTTACAACAGTAATATAAGCTCGGTTACATTCGATGGAGTTCTCTCATTGGGAACAGCCGGAGTATTTACATTTATCAAACAACCCAACACTCCTTACGACTACAAGGTTGTTTTTGCAAACGGCTGCACCTCTGATATAAAAACTATATCTAAGAATGATTGCTGTAACCCACCAACGTTAACCTGTGCCCCAGATGGCAAGTACTTAGTGAGTCCAATCGCCAATGTTACATACTATGGAGTGCCTGTTCATTCAAGTGGTATAATAACGCCACCGGCTTTTGCATCATCGCCCTTGACCTATGTTTGTGCCGGAGAAACAATTACTATCCAAGTATATCCATACAGGGAGTACGCACCTTGCTGCAACATCGTACTGTCTACATTTGAGATAGACGCGGATGCTAAAACAATTACTGTAGCAATAGGAGCAGCCTCAAAATCTGGGAACTATTCAGTTACAGTTGAGAAAACTACGGGTGCTATTTTAGCTTTAGCGACGATGACTAACAATGGGATTTCTCATGTGTTTACAGTAACATCAGATGTTGATGAAGATCTTATAGTGGTGGTTAGGAACACCGCAGACACTGCGTGTTTTACAACGCGGCCTGTATCTTTTGACGCTAACGGTTGTGATTTGGGTTTGATTCTTGAAATGAACGACGATGCTTGTATTTTAACAGCATCTACAGATGAAAAAACATGTTACTGTCCAATCGGTAAATTATCAGGATCGGTATCAGCAGTAACGTCTATATCAAGTACTCAGATCTCAGCGACTTTTGCGGTACTACCAACAATTGAAAATAGTGTGGGATTAGACATAGTGTCTTCAACTTTACAAATCTATGTAAACAACGTACTATCAAGTCCTGATACATCATTATATAGCCTTACGCCAAGTCCAATAACAAAAACAATAAATGCTTACTGTGCAAGCCAAACTGCGACAGAAACGTTTACTGTTCAAAAGTTTTTATGCGATGGTGAATGTGGTAACCAAGAGTATCAGATAGATATTAATATCGATAACCCATATGTAGTAAGTGGTATAACTATAGGAGGTGCTACATTCACTCCATTAAATCATTTAGAGGGAGAAACTTGGTCTGTTTATTATACACCTGGAAGTGGTGCTTCTATGATGAGAATTTCGTTTAGAAACACTGATACTAATTTATCATATTTCAGTGACATTCCTACTCAGACTGCTGGGCCGAGTAATTACACGTTTGATATACCTTCATCTAACTGCTATTTGTGTGGCGGAACAATAAAAGGAGCCAATATTAAATTGGTTTACGGTGTTACCTTGGAGGACGGTTGTATCTACACTGGAGAATTGTCTAAACAAATATGTGTAGGAACAGCCTATACCCTGAGTGAAGTAGCGTTAGTAAATACCAACCCTTCTGGAAAGAAGATGCGTTTTGACTTACACCAAGGAAGTACGTTGCTTGAAACCGATTTCAAAAAGAGTCCATCGTCAATAAATTACGGGGCAAGTGATGTCGATTTCAAAGCGGGTCAACCGTACACGGTTACAGCCTCTTGCGATTGTGAAGAAGAAGCTACAACATCCGAGTGCTTTGATACGGAAATTATCAAATATCAACCATCGGGATCTCTATGGGGTTCTAACTGCAATAAAACATACGGAATAACTATCAATTCCTGCTATTACGGAGAAAAGGTTAATGTAAGTTTGGGAGGAGCCAACAAGGTTGTAACATTAAATTCAAGCGGAGTCGGTAGTACTATATTTACCTTACCAACGTCCTTAACTTCCGCAAACGTAAACATAGCATATTCATATCAGGTTAATAATACAGGAACTTGGTGTAGCAATACTATATCGATACCAAACGATTATGCTCCAGGAATTGCCGTGGGGTATAACTGTACAGACGGAGTTAATCAAATATACGATGCAACTATTTCAGTTACGGGTGGAGGTACTGTAGTAATAACAAGCATCCCAGGAGGTGCAGAATATGGAACAATAAACGGAGCAGTATTAGAGGGTATAACTACCACTAATAACTTTGGGATTACAGTATCAATAAATGGATCTTGTAGTTATCTTGTTAATATATACGCGGCCGATTGTTCATGTAATGTGACAGCCGCAACTGTGGCGAATCCTACAATTAACATTTGTGCATTTACAACAAACAATGTAACGACTACCTCCGATCAATCATTGGCGATTACTAATGTAACGAGAGCAGACACTGGAAACGATTGGTGGACGGCTTTAGGCACAAATACAATCGGAGGTGGACATTCGGGTTCAACTCTGACCCTCCCAATAACGGGTGCTCAATTACTAATAGCAGCTCCAAATTCGGTGGTGGCAAACATTGTAAGTTTGAAGATAAGTGATACAAATGGTGGAAATGCTTGCAAAACCATTCCAATTACAATTAACAGAACTAACGTACAGTATAGTACAAGTGCAAGCTGTGGTAGTGGGAACTGGAGTATTGCCGTGACTTCTTCAACATCTCCAGGAGTAACTTTAAGTAACGTTTCATCAGGAACCGTCAGCGGACTGAATATAAACAATATTTCGCGAAGTACGACCTCTGTGACGTTTAGAGTAAAGAAAGGATCTTGTACGAGTTCACTTATCACAGTAGATATACCAGAGGGTTGTGCGCCATCTTGTGACAACTCAGAAATATCTTTTACAGCTACAGTAATCACCCAACCATGTACTCTGGCAGGCACACAAGGACTTGTTGAGGTGCAAGCGACTACAACAAACGGTCTCTGTCCACTAACGAGTGCTACCGGAATTGACCAACTCTCAAGTTCTTACAATTCGACCACTGGTATTGGATACATTAGATATGCATCAAACACTGCCGGCCTTAAGGAAGTTGCGGTGGCCGCAACAGCGTGCGGGTGTTATCAATCCACAAGGGTGGCATTCGCTCAAAATTGCTGTGGTAGCAATTCACAGAGTGTAAGTATAAGTGCATCGCCAGAGGCCTTCTGCACCTCTGAGGGTGGAAATATTAATGTGATTGTATTACAAAACTACGATGGATATACCCTGGAAGGCTGGTCACTGAGCACAGGCACATGGCAATCACCTCCAACAGCTGCTGGAGGAACTGTTGTCATACCACCAGGAACTTCATCTCCACTAGTGGTATCGGTTGCTGTGAAGGATGCACCAGGAGGAAATATCTGCAATCCAATTTCGGCGGTTGTAAATCCAACTACTTGCGCTGTAAATCTATGTACCGAAGGTACCGGAGTTGTATGTCCTAACTGTACGGACTGTGACCCCGCTACTGGGAGATGCGGTGTGTATACTGATCAAGGACAGCAGGGACCTTGTGATCCCGGATTTGAATGTTGCCTCGGTGCATGCGTAGCTGACTGTGTTGTTCCTGCGGACTCTTATATAGGGGCTTGTACCTACAGAAACTATTTTTGTACCGCCACAGACTGCGGAACACCTGACTTTCGATCACTGCCTTGTATAACCAGCATTAGCAATTTAATATTCAACAACGTCACATGTTATAATATAGGGCCGGGGTATTGTTCGGTATCGGGTTCTGTGACTATAACAAAGAATGCAATCTGTGGACCCTTTGATACGGTAAATATTACACCAGGTAGATTTCCCACTAGTAGCACCGCCATCGGGAACGGTCCGAGCGCTGATATAGAAGTAACGGGCGGTAGCATTTCGACTACCACAATGACAGTAGACCTTATACTTCATTCCTGTATTGAGGGTGAAGATTTTGGATGTTATGGTTGTGGTCAAACACTAACAGCTTTCTATCATGTGCTTTTACCAGATTGGGATTGTCCACAACCAATCTCAGTAACCTTTCCTGACTGCGGCGCATGTTCTGATTGCTAAAATTAAATGATATTCTTTTGAATATAATAATTGCTTTTCCTCATCAGGGGCAACCAACGTGGTACAAAATTGCATAGACAACAACTGTGATCCATGTGGAGCTTAATAACAAAAATGCGTGTCGGAGTTAATCAGAACATTTATAGTAAAGGTTGGAAAGGTTTACAATGGGAAGCTTGAATGTAGACATCCTTTTGTAAACCTGCTTGACCACACTGGAGTTGTAAATTGTATTGATAGAAAAAACGGAGTATATAAGGTTCAGATATTAGACGACGTAGATGAAATTACTACTTGTTTAAAGTTTTTAGTAAAGTGTGAAGATTCTGGATGTGATAACTGTTCTCAAGTAATAGAAAAGTGTTTTTGTGATCCAATAAATGGTTGTCCTTCGGGCGAATATTGTGATTCCAATGGATTTTGTTCTTCAATATTTGAGTCTATAAGTTCTAATACCAATGACTCAGTAACTCCTTGTGATGATGCTCATTTATGTCCCGGAAATAAAGAGTGTATTGGTAATAAATGTACATGCCCTAAAGGAACATTCGAGCACGGAGACTTCTGTTCTGAATGTTTAAAACCAGAAGACTGTGGTATCTGTGAGGATTGTATTTCTGCCGGCAAGTACTCTGTATGTAAACAGAAAGATTGCAATTGTAATAATAAAAACGGAGAGTGCGTAGACTGTACAAACTCTGGACATTGTCTACCAACTGAGGTCTGTAATTCTTATTATGAATGCGAATGTGCTCCTGGATATATTCTAATAAACGGAATATGTACTGATATAGAGTGCGAGAATGACCACGAGTGCAAGGACTGCGAGATCTGTGGAATAAATAACAAATGTATTCCCATCCAATGTCCATCTGGTAAAGTTGCGACTATAATAGACGGGGTGTGCGCGTGTGCATCCGAACCTGACTCTTCTCCATCTCCTGAAGACCCAGACAACCCATGTGAATCTTCACCATGTTCAGTGTCCTCCGACTGTGGACTCGATTGCACCTGCAACGCCGGTGAGTGTGTACCCTGCTCTTATTTCGCGGAGGATGAGGAGGACTGCAACACTCGTGTCGGATGTGCGTACTCAAATGGAAACTGTGATCCTGTAGAAAAGGAGTGTAGTTCTGAACTTATAATATCTACCGAGGGCTGTAACATAATAGGTGAACTAACAACCGAAGATTGCTGCCAATGTCCAATTCTATCTATAGAAGCTAAGGTACTTAAGACCAAGAACATAGGTCAAAACAAAGAACTGACCTTTGCCGTAGAACTTAGAAAGGGCAAGGGCGGTCCCTTATTAGACAACACCGCCCACCCAGACATTGCTTTAAACGATACCCCAATTTCTGGCTATATTAAAATGTCATATCAGATCGTGTATGATGTTTTTGACGGAACACAATATATAGGTACATCAAAGTCCGCCGAGGTAGTAAAGACATCAAGTTTCCCAGGAGACATAGCAACTTTAAACTTTACATCAGTTTTCCCATCAATTGGGTACGTATCTGAGAACAAGGTCGTAAATTCAATATTAGTAAATTTTAGCTTAAGTACAGACCTTACTTTTGAAAATCAGTGCGTTTATCACCCTTCAGAAGTACCAACCATAGTTATAACAGACTATAGCAAAATAGATACAAAGAGCACTGAAATTTCCTCAACCTCCTGCCGGATTCCACTTTTTAAATGGACTAAGAATAATAAGCTATTTAGGAAGATATATAACAATCCAGATAGCTTTTATAAACTTACAGACGGAGCAGAGTCGTGCTATGAGTACACCTTAGATTCAGACTGCAACTGTGGAGATAATCCTGTAACGCAGTATATCGTATTTTGTAATCCTTCAGATTTTGATTATGAGATAACTGATTGCGCCAGAAAAGTAAGCATTTCAGTTCCAGAAGGATGTGACGCAAACAAAGATAAAAACTATCAGTTTTTAATAAATGGATCGGTAGTAAGTACATTCAAGCTACCATACACTCACAGTTTTACAAGTGAGGCCCAAATCAGTACCATAACCTTAAGACTGGTTTGTGATCCCGTATGTGATATTACATACATCATAGAGCATGTTCAGGAAAACGGTGATCCAACTTTAGTATGTACAAACGTATTAACTGCCACGTGGGACAGTTCTGATTTCAGTTCGGCCATAGAAACCGCAGAGTACGGAACAAACGGAGTTTATAGCACTGTAATTACGCCAACCAACGGACTTATAACTCTGATTTTAGAACCTGGTGTGGTATATAACTATAGGCTTACCCTTGAAAATACGTGTGTAATTACAGGCACTTTTTCTGAAATTTGCCATTATGGGGCTGAACCTGATGTCGAGTGCAACGAATACGGGATGTTCGTTATTTCCAATCTGAAGGATTACGGAACATATCTTCTCGGCGGAGAAGAGATCTTCGGACCTACCTATGTTTTTCAAAACAATGTATTAAAGGCACTCACCTATCAAGTTGGTTCATTTTCTGGTGTATTGAGTATACCCGCTTATTCAGAATCTGAGTGTTGTAATATAGTTTACTCCTATGAGATAAATGAACTTATATTAACAATTACGGTTCATTCAGCTTCTTTATATCCAGTTACAGTCAGTGTGCAAAATCAGCCCATTCAACTCATACAAGAATCTGGCGGAGAGGCTGTCTTTGAATTAGAAGGTTCGTATTCTGTAGAGCTAATATCAAAAGAATTCTGTAGTAAGGAGTTCAGTGTCGATACAAGTCTCTGCGATTTAGACTTAGAACTAATAGCCAGTGAGACTAATTGCAGATATATAGTTAACAGCAATGCCAAGGACTGTACCTGTAAATCTGCTTACATAAATATAGATGTAACTTCTATTGTAGTAGGGGCTATCAGTATAGTAGCTCAGTTAGATATAATAGTAAACATATCAGATTATAATCCGGAGAATACATTTTCGGGTACTATAGTGTTCAATTCACCATACGGCGCATCTACCGTAATTCCAGTGAGTGCAATCAATGAGGTCTTTACGTCGGGGCTTACTATACCTCTAAACTGCTTTGCCGGTCTTTGTAATGACTGCAGTAGTGGTATATTTGAGTTAACCGTAAATCTGATAGATGGCTGTATGTACATGGAAGAACTTCCATTTACTTTCTGCAAGGACGGATCGCATACGGATTTCGCCGGAATACGCCTCATGGGCAGTGGTCCCCGTAAAATCGAGTTTCAATGGTATGTAAATAATGAGCTGCTTAAAACCGAGTACTCATCTGGAATAGGGCCCACATCGTATTTCGACGACCCTTTAATTCCCGGAGCAACATATAAGACAATAGTCAATTGCGATTGTAGTGAGGAGATAGAAACAGGAGAATGTCTAACTTCTTATATTACAAATATATTTGTAGATGAAGACGGACTGGCTGTGAGCTTTGACTTTGAGACCTGCTATGTTGAAGAAGAAGTTACATTTACATTAAAGGACTGCAACGGAGACACTGTTGATATCTTTGTAGGGACCAATGTAACGGAACACACTTTTGTGTTGAGTGATCCTATTTGTGAACATGCCGGCGAGTTATTATATGGAATCGGAGCTTGCGTGGGGTCTACGCTGTTTGAAACTCCCGGTTTTGGTTATTCAGAGAGCTCTTCAATTAGCTCTTCGATTAGCTCCTCTGTAAGTTCGTCTGTGAGTCCAAGCTCATCACCGAGCTCATCACCGAGCTCTTCGCCGAGTTCTTCGTATAGTCCGAGCTCATCACCGAGCTCTTCGCCGAGTTCTTCGTATAGTCCGAGCTCATCACCGAGCTCTTCGCCGAGTGCTGGTTATTCAGAGAGCTCGTCAGTGAGCTCTTCATTGAGTTCATCACCGAGTTCTTCAGTGAGTCCAAGTTCTTCAAGGAGCTCATCACCGAGTTCTTCGTATAGTCCGAGCTCATCAAGGAGCTCATCACCGAGTTCTTCGTATAGTCCGAGCTCATCAAGGAGCTCATCACCGAGTTCTTCACGGAGCTCATCTGTGAGTCCAAGCTCATCACCGAGCTCTTCACGGAGCTCATCTGTGAGTCCAAGCTCATCACCGAGCTCTTCACGGAGCTCATCTGTGAGTCCAAGCTCATCACCGAGCTCTTCACGGAGCTCATC